AGGACTCCCGGAGACATGGGCCGACGAACTCCCGTTCACGATGCACGGGAAGCGGATGGTGATCGGGACCGGCGTGCCGATTCCGATGGGTCGGCAGCTCGCGGCCGCGATCCGAAAGGCGGGAGTGTGAAGCGCGCCCGCTGGATCGTGACGCGCTGGAACATCCCGGGGAGCGCGGCGCACGGCAGCTACTTCTGCCGCCAGCGCACGACCGGCGGCGATTCGATGCGGACCTGCGGGAAGACGCACCTCACGAGGACCGAGGCGCAGCGGCACGCCGAGGGACTCAATCGGGATCGGGAGGCGGGCGGATGAAAGACTTCGACGAGGAGGCGCACCGGCTGATTCAGTCGCTCGAGTGCTACGGACTCGCTGGACGCGACCCGGACGGGAAGCCGATCCCGCTGGAGGACGACGTCGGGAGAGTGGCGGCCGTGATCCTGGCGGCGGTCGAGGCCGAGCGCGAGGCGTGCGCGGTCGAGGTCGAGAAGGATCACGGAGTCGGCGATCCCGAAGGTGCAACCGTCGAGGCGGCGGACGCGATCCGCGCGCGGGGGAAGTCGTGAGGTCTCGGAAGCGCAGGTCGTGGCGCAACCCGGACCAGACGGAGGTCGCCGTTCGACTCATCGAGGCGAGAGAGTGCATCGGCCTCTCACAGCAGCGCGCGGCGGAACTGGTCGGATGGAATCACGCGCACGATCTCGGCAACATCGAGCACGGGAAGAGCGGAATAAGCGTGCGCAAAGCGGTCGAGTTCTCGAAGCTGTACCGAGTGTCGATTTGCTGGCTTCTCACCGGCCAATCGTGCCGGAAGGGGAAGCCTCGAATGACGGCCGAGGGTCGCTTGCTCGCGTACCGGAAGCTGGTCGCAATGGGGAAAGCGTGACCGCCTACCCGAAGCCCGCCAAGCGCTGCAAGCACAGGTGGGGGAGGACTACGTTGGGGAAGATCGAGGGCGTCTCCGAGCTGGTGCCGGTGAAGTTCTGCGCGTCTACGTGCGGAAAGGCCAGAGTTGTCCGGTCATCGAAGCCGATCGCGCGCCGGACGCGGCTCTCGCGTGGCGGACCGATCCGCCGAGTCTCGAAGAAGCGCCGCGCGCAGCTCGTCGAGTACGGGGCGGTCCGGCTGGTCGTGATCGCGCGGGACGGGGGATGCGTGCTGACGAAGCTGGACTCGGGTCTGTGCGCGCTCATGGTGGCGACGGGCGGCGTGGGCGCGGCTGCGCTCGAGTGCGAGCACGCCTACGGGCGCCGCGGCAAGCGCCTGCTGGACCCGGACGGGTGCGTCGCGCTGCACCGCGCCTGCCATCGCCATGTCACCGACCACGCTAAGGAATGGAAACCGCGCCTGCGCGAGTACCTGTCGCGGCTGCCGAGGGTCGCGGCGTGACGCCATACTACGAGCACGCCGGCATCACGATTTACCACGCGGACTGTCGCGAAGCGGTGAGCTCAATCCAGCCAGGCAGCGTCTCGCTGGTCGTTACGTCGCCGCCCTACAACCAGATGACATCCTGCGAGAAACCGGCATCCGGGCTGTGGGCCAAGCGGTCTGGGGGCGAAGGTTTTCTGAGAGCGTGGAAGGATCGCGGCTACAGCGACGACATGAGCGAGCCGGAGTACGTCGTCTGGCAAAACGCCCTGTTCGCCGAGATTGGGGCCGTGTGTCGTGATGACGCGAGCCTGTTCTACAACCATCAGATTCGCTGGCGCGACGGTGAGTGCCTGCACCCGGTTCGCTGGTTCACTCCCGATGGCTGGAGGATGCGCCAGGAGATCATCTGGAATCGCGGCGGTGGCATGATGTTCAACGCGCGCATGTTCGTTCGCTTCGATGAACGCTTTCTGTGGTTCGTTCGCGGCGAGACGTGGAAGTGGAACCAATCCGTCGTTGGGCTGTCCACGATCTGGAACATCGCCAGAGAGCAGCAACAGCAAGGGAAACTCCACCCGGTGGCGTTCCCCGTCGAGTTGCCGTCCCGGTGCATTGCCGCCGTCACGGACCCGGGAGACACCGTCCTTGACCCGTTCATGGGCTCTGGGACGACGCTGGTAGCAGCCAAGAACGCCAACAGGCGCGCCATCGGCATCGAAATCGAGGAACGCTACTGCGAACTCGCCGCCGAGCGGCTGTCGCAGGAAGTCCTGGGGCTGGGGGACCAGCATCGAGTACTCGAACAGCCGGAACTGCCGGCGGGCGCTGAGGCGTGAACGTCGGCGACTGGACCTGGCTCGACCCGCACCGCGGCGACTGGGTCCGCGCGTGGTACGCTCCGCCACCTGGGGCTAGGCCGGAGGACACCCGCGAACGGGCCCACCCACGCGGACGGCCGAAGTTGCCCTAGGGCGTCTGCTGCGAGCGGACCGCCCTCCCCCGCGCTTCAGAGGCGCGGGCTTTTCGGACGTTTCACGCGAAACACCACCGCGAGCCGCTTGACACGGAGGCTATGCGTGCCGCATAAGCGCGGCAGCCGGTCCCACCCTCCCCGGCCGTGAGGAGTCCCGCGTGGCGAAGCGCCGTGTCGCAGCAGACGCACCGAAGACCGAGAAGAAGCCGAAGGCCGCGAAGCCAGCAGCGGGCGCCGAAACGCCGCCAGCGGCCGCAGTCGAGGCCGGGAACGGGACGAAGCTGCCGCGACCGCGCCTGCTCGAGCCGTCCTCGGGACCGGGCCCGGAACTCGGCGACGAGGATCTGAAGAAGGCGGTCGGCAAGGCGAAGGCGAAGCATCCGTGCAAGTGCCCGCACTGCTCCTACCGGTTCGTGTACCGCCAGGACGGGGCGATGCCGGAGCGGCTGCCGTGCCCGGGATGCTTCCGCGAGTTCGACATCGAGCGGTTCGTGAGCGAGCAGCAGAAGTTCGACCCGACCTTCGGCCCCGAGATCACCTGCGCCAACATCGTCAACGGGAAGCCGTGCGGACACGTCTACAAGCGCAAGATGCAGGGCGCCGGCGGGGCGGACCTCGAACGCGGAACCGGCGGCATCGACCGGCAGTGCCAGAAGTGCGGCGCGCTGCCTCCGTCGCTGCCGAAGCGCGGATCCGGTCGGAAGGCCGAGCCGCTGTCGGAGGACTTCGACGCATCGGAACTGCCGAAGCGGTAGCCCGTGGCGCGGGAGCGGAAACCGTCGGAAACAGACGAGCCCCTTCCGGAAGGATGCGACGAAATAGACGTCCGAATCTGCCAGATCGTCGAGGAAGCGCCGTGGAAGACGAACATCGAGATCGGCGAGCAGGTCGGGCTGAGCGATGGAGCGATGCGGGCGCGTCGCAAGCGCGCCTGCTACCTGCGCCTGTTCGTCCAGCGGAACGCGCCGCAGAAGCTCCGCTGGAAGGAAGAACTGAAGCCGAAGCTCCGACGTCGCCTCGCGGACATCGCCTCGTCCGACGACGACGGCGCCGCGATCAAGCTCGCGCAGCTCGTGATGCCGAACGAAATCCGGCCGGACGCGGGCGACGCGGGGGCGCAGGATGAGGCGGCGGCGGCGCGGGCCGACCTCGATCGATCGCTTGCCGATTGGATCCGCGGGGGATCCGGACGACCCGGACGAGCTGGTCGAACGGATCCGCCTGCTCGCAAGGCGCGTCGGCAGCGCCGGAGCGTGGCCGCATGAGATAGCGCCGGCCGAGTTCCCGCGCTACCTCGCCAACTTCATCGTCACGCCCGAGAAGCGGCGCTTCTCGTTCGTCGGCCGCCCGTGGCTGCCCGAGCTGGCGATCGCGCTCGTCACGGAGCGCGAGGTCGCCGAGGAGAAGGCGTCACAGATCGGCGCGTCGGTGCTGAATCTGATCGCCGCCTTCTACCTCATGGCGCGCGGCTTCTTCCGCTCGGGCGTCGCCTACTTCTTCCCGACCGACAACGACCTGAAGGATCTGTCGACGACAAAGGCCGACCCGATCCTCCGCAACAGCTACCTCGCCGACTTCACGGACGAACGCACGAACAACGTCTACCGGAAGGAACTGGGCGGCGTCTGGATCTACTTCCGGGGCTCGAAGGCCAGCATCCGCCTCAAATCGTTCTCGGTCGATATGGTCGCGATCGACGAGGCCGACGAGATCCCGGCTGAGGCGCAGAAGATGGCCGAGCAGCGGATGCACGCGAGCGACGTCCAGTGGCTCCGCCACTTCTCGAAGCCGTCGGTCCCCGGCTACGGGATCAACGCCTCGTTCGCGAAGACCGATCAACGCTACTGGACGATCCGCTGCCCCGGCTGCCGGCACGAGTTCGCGTTCGAGGACACGTTCCCGAAGTGCGTCGCGGTCGTGCGTGGCGAGGGGTTCCGGTGCTGCCCGAAGTGCCGGCGCGAAGTGCTGCTCGAGGATGGCCGGTGGGTCCAGCGCAACCCGGGCGCACGCTCGGTCGGGTTCCACGTCTCGCAGATGCTCTCGCCCACGATCGACCCCGGCGAGCTGCTGCGCGACTTCGAGACGACGACACGGATCGGGGAGTTCTGGCGCGGCCGGATGGGCGTTCCGTTCGTCGAGTCGTCGGGGCGCGTGGACGAGAAGACGATCCTCGATCTGTGCAGCCTCGACCGCCCGAACGTGCGGGAATCCGGGTCGGGCTGCTACCTCGGCGTCGACGTCGGGCGCCTGTTCCATTGGGTCGCGAAGCGGCGCGTAGACCGAAAGCTCGTGACCGTCGGAATCGGTACGTGCGCGTCGTTCGAGGATCTGCGGTATCTGTTGCTGGCGTTCCGCGTCGAGAAGGCGGTGATCGACGCGCTGCCCGAGGCACACGCTGCGATTCGGTTCTCGCAGGCGCCGGGGCTCTACGGGAAGGTGTGGACCTGCATCTACGACACGGGGAAGAAGCCGGTCCCGCCGAAGTGGCAGAGGGTAGAGCAGGACGGCGAGCGCGACTTCCTGCGCGTCACTGCCCACCGGACCAAGACGCTCGACCAGGTGCTCGCCGGCTACCGGGAGACGGCCGTCGAACTGCCGAAGAAAGACCCGACGGTCGAGGAGTTCGCCCGCCACGTCTCGGCGCTCGTCCGGATCGAGGACGAGGACGAAGAGACGGGCGAGGTCTCGCACCGCTACGTCCAGACTGGGCCGGACCACTGGGGCCACGCCGACGGCTACGCCAACCTCGCGGCGGGTGAGTGGCGTGGTCCGTCCCGCTCGATCGTGGTATACGCTCGGTGATGGCGAAGAAGCCGATCACCTGGGGAGGACGGTCCGGGCGGCCGAGACCCGCGCTCATCGTCGATCCGCCCGCCTACGATCCCGACACGGAGGCGTATCGGCCGGACGAGAAGCTGGCGCGCGCGCTTGAGATCCCGTCGAGCGCGACGATCAATCTCCGGATGCGCGAGTCGTCGATCCTCTCGGCAGGGAAGGCGCCTCGTCTGATCGAGGCCAAGGGCATCACCGGCGGCACGAGCGGGCGAGAGGCGGCTCGTCTGTTCGACGAAGCGCGCAAGCATCTCCGCGAGGGCTGGCTGAAGCGGCTCGGGACTCGCCTCGGCGCCCGAGAGTCGGATGCGTTCGCGCAGGACGCCGACAACGTCGTCGGCGTCTTCAACGACAACCCCGATCGAGAGTTCCTGCAAATCCTCGGCGGACCGTTCTCGCGGCAGCTCTACCTGTCGGCGAAGCTCGAGATGTACGCGAAGGCGTTCTGGGAGCAGTCGCATATGCCGCTGTTCCACCGCGCCTGCCAGATGCTCACCGAGTACGTGGTCGGTCGAGGCGTGAAGCTGAAGGCGAAGAGCGCGGCCGTCCAGAAGAAGTTCGACGAGTACGCCCGCTCCGACAACTTCTACCGGCGCCTCTGGACGGCGCACTACGACCTGACCTGGCAGGGCGAGGTCTTCTGGCGCGTGTTCGTCCAGCCCGACGGACGGGTGACGGTTCGCGAGATCGACGGCTCGACGATCTGGGAAGCGATCACCGAGCCCGAGGACGTCGAGATCGTGCGCGGCTACTGGCAGCAGTACCCGTCGCCGTTCAATCTCTACTCGATGCAGCGGCCGGACGGGACGTTCGTCGCGCCGCAGGCGTACTTCATCCGGATCCTGCCGCCCGACGAGATCATCCACGTCCGGATCAACGACACCTACGGCGAGAAGTTCGGGCGCTCCGACGGCTTCTCGAGCCTCGGCCACTCGAAGCGGATCCGCGACTTCTCGTCCGGCATCACGATCTCGACGATGTACGAGAACGCCTTCGCGTGGATCGTGAAGCTGAAGGGCGACCAGGGCGACACGTCGGCGCTCGCGAACCGTCCCGAGTTCCAGAAGGTTCCGAAGCCAGGCTCGCTCATCGTCCACAACGAGGCGCAGGAATGGACGCCGGCGTCGGCGAAGGGCGCGGGCGGACGCGGGTCGTCGAAGTCGGAGGTCATGCTCGACCTCGTCCGCCTGTTCGCGGCCGGGTTCGGGATTCCGGTCGAGTACCTCGGCTGGATCGACACGGGCGGCACGAAGGCGGCGGCGATCTCGAAGACCGAGCCGTTCGGCAAGCACGTCGAGGCGCGGCAGTTCTGGCTCGAGACGCAGCTACTCCGGCCGTTCCTCTCGAAGCTGGTCGATGTCTGGAAACGGACGAATCAGATTCCGGCCGACGCGAGCGATGAGGGCGAGTGGACGTGGCCTGAGATCGAGCCGATGGACGTGACGGAGCGGACGACGCAGATCGCGATGGCGCAGCGCGAGGGCTGGATCACGAAGGCGCGCGCGGCCGCGATGGGTGCGGCGGAACTCAATATCACCGAGTACGACTACCCGACCGAGCGCGCGGAGATCGAGAAGGAACGGAAGGCCGCGGGCGATGCCGGCATGACATCGCTCGACGACCAAGCTGCCGAACTCGCGCGACGTCGGAAGCCGATGGGCTCGGAGGACAAGGCTGCGACGAAGGACAACGACCGGAAGCTGCGGAAGCCCGCCGATCTCGGCGGTGAGGGCGAGACGGCCGGGGCCGAGTAGTGGCCGCACGCACGCAAGGCGCTCTGCTGCGGAGGATCGACGAGCAATCGCGCCGCGCGCTGCGGACCGGCGAGGAGGCGGACGTCCGTGGCCTTATCCGGATGTACGACGAGGCGCTCGCGGATCTGCGCGCGATCCTCTCTGACTCGCTCGACGAACTCGAGGACGTCGACGGAGACGATCGGCGCCGCGCCTATCTGTCGTGGAAGATCAACCGCGAGCATCAGCTCAGCCAGCAGATCGAGCGGCGTCTCGCGCAGCTTCGATCCGACTGGACGCTCGCCTTCCGAGACGGGCTTCTGCGGCAGGCGACCGAGCAGGCGCTCTGGGAAGGCTACGCGATCGACCAGGCGACGCCGCCGTCGATCCGCGTAGACGTTTCCGCCATGACGGCCACGATTCCAGACGCGGTCGTCAACGCTCCGTGGAAGGGCGCGATGTTCTCCGATCGGATCTGGCTGCTGACCGACGATATCGCGCGCGAGATGCAGCAGCAGGTCGGGCAGGGCGCGCTGCTGGGCGAGAGCGTCGATCAGATCGTGCGCCGCATTCGAGATCTCGACGTGCTCGATGGCAACGTGCCGCCCCGCTACGCAATCGAGACGCTCGCGCGCACCGAACTCATGCGGGCCTCTGACCGCGCGCGCGAGCTGTCCTACGCCGAGAACTCGGACGTCGTCACGGGCGAGGAGGTCGTCGTCTCGCTGGACCAGCGGACCTGCGAGATCTGCGGGCCGATCGACGGGAAGCTGCTCGACTCGGACGAGGTGCAGGACTGGCTGGCGGCGAACAATGCGGAGAGCCGCCCACCTTTTCATCCCCGCTGCCGAGACACGACAGCGCCACGCCTGAAGCCGTGGGGCGAGCTGCTGAGCGTCGGAGAGGCGCCGGACGATCTCGAGCGGTTCGAGGACGAGGAGCGGGTGATCCGCGATCCACGGACCGGGAAGTCGCGGCTTGCGCCGACGATGGACTTCGCAGAGTGGCAGCGGTTTGCACGCGGGACGGCACTCGGTGTAGCGTTGCGCCGATGAGCGAGATTGGCGAGGTTCCTCTTGAGCGCCTCCGTGAGTGCGCTCGGATTCTTCTCGGACACCGAGTTCCGACCGTGAAATGCCTACGGTGCGGCGTGAAGTTCATGGTGATCTGGAAGGCGAGCCAACCCGATTCGATCTTCCGGCCTACTGGAACCGTGCCGATCGAAGACGACATGGTCTGCGAGGAATGCGAGTTCGGGAGCCGATGAAGCCGATCCAAGAGACGAACGCGCCGAAGCCGAAGCGCTACGTCGAACCTGCGAAGGAACCGGCGAAGCCAAAGCTGGCACGAGTCCAAGAAGTCAACGGGCAGCCCGCCCGACGGAGGGTAGAGCGATGAGCGCAACGAAGATCGGGAACGGTCCTCTGTTCGTCGAGCGGGAGGGCAAGCTCGTCCACCTTCGGATCCACAACGGGCCGAGGCCCTCGGGTCTCTCGCTAGAGGTCGAAGAGGCGAGGCAGCTCTCGAGTGAGCTGCGAACGATGGTCAAGCTGATCGACTTCGATGCCGAGAAGTTGACGAGGGCGGCGACCGAGAAGAAGCTGGCGGAAGAGGCGGCCCTGGTGGCTGCGGCGAAGGCGAAGGCCGAGGAGAACGATCGGATCGCTGCCGAGGCGGAAACCAAGGCGAAGGCGGACGCCGAGGGGGCCGCGAAGGTCGCCGAGGAAGAGGCGCGCCGGAAGGCGGAGGCCGCTGCGGCTGCGCCGCCGGAGGACACGACGACCGAGAACACGCCCGCTCCGAAGTAGTGCCCGCATCCCCGCTCGACCTGATCGCACAGGACCGGATCCTCGGCCCGATGGTCCGGAATGCGTCGCTCTCGCAGGCCGTCTACGGACTCATGCACGGGCTGCTCGGCGCGTGCGCCGACCACGGCTGGACGCCAGAGGCGATCCGGTTCCGCGACGTCTCGCTGAATGACGCCGGTCTGTTCCTCGCGCGTTTCAACCGTGGCGGATCGGGCTGGTCGCCTGGCGGGATGCACACCGACAGCCTGCGCTCGGTCGCGGAGTCCGGCGCCCGCGAGTCGCTCGACTTCCTTCGCCGCTGCCGATCTTTTCGACGGCTCATGGAGACTATCTACGATCGCGCGATCCGCTACGCGCACGACGGCGCCGTTCCGTTCGAGGCGATGGAGTTCGGCCTCGCGCGGATCAACGACGACGGGCGCGTCTGGATGCGTTTCTACCGGAACGACGAGGACCGGATATGCGACGAGCGCGCGGGCAAGTAGTCGGGCTGCCGGAGTACACGTTCGGGCGCGCAAACGGGCGCGTCGTTCCGGTCGAGGTCCGGATCACGGTCCTGCTGCCAGCCGGCGACGAGCGCAAGTCCGTCCTGACGGCAGCGATCGCATGGCGCGAGGCGGCGGTCGTCGCGGCCGCGAAGGCTCGCGTTCCGCAGAAGAAGATCGCGCACGATTGGGGCATGACGCAGCCGGGGATCTCGCGGATCCTGTCGGCCCATGCGCGCCGCATATCTCCGGCGTTGCGGAAGGGGCGGTAGCGGGCGGACTCTCCGCCCGTGATCCCGAAGTGGTCTCCGAAGATCCGCCTGACGGAAGCGTCGCGCGCGGTCAAGCTCGTCGCCGCGCAGGGCGCCGGAAACGTCCGGCAGGTCGCAGACGCGATCGAGGTCTGCGTGATCTCGGAAGGTCCGGGGAACTCGCGCGACGGCCACTGGTACACCGCCGCCGCGATCGAGTCCGGCGTCCAGGTGTTCGACGGCGCCAAGGCGTTCATGGATCACCCGAGCGCGGACGAGGAGCAGAACCGTCCGGAGAGATCGGGACGCGACATCGTCGGCTACTACCGGAGCCCGCGCGTCGTGATCGAGGCGGACGGTCGGAAGGCGCTCTACGCGACGTTCGAGCTCGCGGCCCCCGAGGATCCGGCGCGGGAGTCCGACATCGTCAAGCAGGCGAGGGGACTGATCGAAACGGCGATTCGGCACGCGCGGACCTACGGGACGGCGCAGCCGTTCTTCGGGATCTCGATCAACGCCGACGGCGAAGAGGCGCCGGCGCAGATCGACGGCAAGGAGTTCCGAGCAGTAACGCGATTCCTGGCGGCGACGTCCGCCGATCTTGTCACCTTCCCCGCGGCGCGAGGACGCTTCGTCGGGGATCTGGCTTCCGTCCGCGAGGCGGTACGGGCCGGAAACATGAGGGAGGCGAAAGCCATGAAGCGGAAAATCGAATCCGAAGCGACCAAGCGGTTTCGTGCCGCGCTGAAGAAGATGGCGTCGACCGACGACGCCGAGGCGCGCGGTTCGCTCGCCGCCGAGATGGAGGGCTACCTGAAGGCGACCGAAGACGCCGAGAACGCGCTGAAGCCGGAAGACGAGATGCCGGCGGACGAGGCGAAGGCGAAGGCTGCGGCGGAAGCGAAGTCCAAGGCTGCCGAGGAAGCCAAGGCCGCCGAGGAAGCGCGCGCGAAGGCCGCCGAAGAGGCGAAGCGCGAGAGCGACGAGGCCGGAGACGGCGAGGCCGAGGAGTCGGCGGCCGCCAAGGCCGGTCAGCTCCGCGAGTCCGCGAAGATCGTCGCCGAGAAGAACCCCGAGCTGGCGCAGTCGCTCGAGGCGCAGGCGAAGGCGCTCGAGACGCGCGGCGGGCAGTTCGTGAAGAAGAACGGCCGGATCCGGTCGCTCGAGGCCGAGAACCGCGCACTCCGCTCGGTCGTCTCGGCGCGTAAGCTGCTCGCCGAGTCCGACATCCCGGCTGGCGTGCTGTCCGAGTCGGACCTCTACGGTCTGAGCGAGGACGAGCAGCGCCGCGAGATCGAGCGCACCCGGCGGGTCGTGCGCTCGGTCGAGGCGAGCGTCGGTCCGGTTCGCTCTCTCGTCGAGGGCGCCGGTCCGCGACTGACCGGACACCCGAGCACGGGCGCGGACGAGCTGATCGCTCGTCACAGCCTCCCCACGCGGGCGAGCTAGGGCTCGCCGCACCCACGAAGTAACCGACCGAACCGAAGGAGGAACTCCCGATGGCGACTCAGGACAGGGCAGCGTTCGTGCGCGACACGCTCGAGGGCGTCCGCATGAACGCGGACATCGCTGCGACGATCGAGTCCGGCGTCTTCGTTCGGCGGGCGACCGTCGTCGGCGAAGAGGTCTTCCAGAAGGCGACGACCACCGCGCACGGAACGACGCTGCTCGGCGTCTCGCAGGTCCGCACGCCGCTCCCGAAGGGTGAGCCGGGCGGACCCGAAGAGCCGTCGATCCGCTCCGGGCTCATCAAGCTCATCGGTCTCTACTCGATGAGCGGGCGCGCCGCCGAGACCTACCAGGCGTTCGACTACCTGGTGATCGACGGCACGCCGGCCGACGGCCAGTCCGTGCGCCTGTACGACCCGGGCGGCGGCGACACGTTCGACCAGATCGTCGGGATCGTCTGGCCCGGCATGGCGATCGGCGGAGTGGCCGGCTCCGCGTTCAACATCCCGGTCTGGATCGCGCCGCGCGGTCTCGGTCGTAACAACGGAGTCGACTCGCTCGTCCTGGTCTAGCGACCAGCCCCCCACGAAACCCGAAGGAGGAAATCCCCGATGCTGACCGCCCGGAAGCTCATGGAGGCCGCAGTGAAGCGCGGCACGCAGCTCGTCGCCGAAGAGACGCCGAGCTACATCCGCTCGTTCGTCGAGCGGGTCGACATCGACAGCCCCGACTACTCGATCGCGCGCATGGGCGCTGCGGTGCGAGAGGCGGCGCTCGGGTCGATGCGCGAGGCGACGCCGTCGGGCGCGATGGGCCAGCTCCTGCGCGCGCAGACGCAGCGGATCATGGATGCGTGGTACACCGAGAATCAGGACAACCTGTCCTATCTCGCTGTCTGCGCGACCGTGAGCTCGAAGCAGCGGGGCGAGTTCTACAACCCGCTGCACAGCGCGGTCGTCCAGTCCGAGACCGTCGGCGGCGAGCCCTACGGCGAGTCCGCGGTTCGGGGCGAAGATCTCTTCGTCCGGAACAAGAAGTTCATGGGCGGAGAGTCGTTCGAAATGGAGCTGGTCGACGACGACCAGACCGGACAGATCCGGCAGCGTCAGCAGGATCTCGCCGAGGCCGCGCAACGGACGCTCGAGATCTACTTCGCGCAGCGGATGCTCGGCACGGCCGGCACGTTCGGCCCGCTGACGATCCCGGCGTCGAACTGGATCAACTTCTCCTCGAGCGTGAACGAGTTCAACAACACGCTCGCGGGGCTGTGGACGCCGCGCGTCGGCACCGCCGGACTCGGCAACCGTCTCGCGACGATGCGGCCGCTCTCGGCACCGGCACTGAAGGAAGCGAACACGCTGCTCCGGCAGATGCGCGACTTGAACGGCAACCGTCTCGGCTACAAGGCCGACACGCTGCTGATCTCGCCGAGCGACGAGATCCACGCCGCCATCATCGCGAACTCGTCCTTCTACCCGACCGTCCAGGGCCAGCAGGGCCAGACGTTCAACACGGCCGACTCCGGCCGTGCCGGGGCGCAGGGAGCGGTGAACCCGTGGAAGGGCGCCTTCGAAGTGGTCATCAACCGCTACCTGCCGGACTGGTCCTGCTGGCTCGGCATGAAGGGCCGCGGGGTCGTGTTCCAGCTCCGCGACGCGATCCAGATCACGCAGGAAGCGCCGAACGCCGGCAAGAGCCACGACACGGACACGCTGCGGCTGCGAAGCCGGGCGCGGTGGGAGTTCGAGGTCACCGGTCCGAGGACCTGGATCCAGCTCTCCGACGGCACGGGGGCCGGCGTGGGTTCCTACTGACCCTGACGGTCAGTTATTCGGATGAACGACGCAGCGCAGAGCGAGGGCCCCGGGGAACTGGGGCCCTCGCCTCTTATCAAGGTTTGCTCGAAGTGCAAGGAACCGAAGCGTCTGACGGCCGAGTTCTGGTTCCGCAACAAGTCGCGGCCGTCTGGATTCACCGACTTCTACTGCAAAGCGTGCTGGGTCTGGTGGGTCCGCGAGTATCGAAAGAAGTCACCGGAGAGACACCGACGATGGCAAAAGATCAGCGATCTTCGGCGCCACGGTCACGAGAAGTGGCGCGGTATATGGCAGAAGTATCGCCTCACCCGCGAGCAATACGAGGCGATGCTCGTTGCTCAGGGCGGAACGTGCGCGAACCCTCTGTGTGGCGATTCGCTCGCGAAGCCACACGTCGACCACGACCACGCGACGGGCAAGGTTCGCGGCGTCCTCTGCCAAGGCTGCAACATCGCGCTCGGAGCGATTCGAGAGAACGAGGACCGGCTTCGCGGACTCTCTCTCTACATCCGGAAGGTGCGCTGACGTGTTCCTGCTGACGGAGCCCGCCGGCGCGCGCGGGGGGGTCGAGGACATCCTCGATCCCTTCGCGCGTGTCGAGGCCGAAGAGGCGGCGGAGTCGAAGCGAGAGGCACGGCCGCTCACGACCGAGGCTCAGATCGCTCGGGTGCTGGGCGCGCCGTGCTGGCGGCGCCGCGTCACGTTCCTCGACGTCGAGAAGCGGGTCGCGGCGACCTTCTGGCTCGTATTCGACCGGCCGCGCGTCATCTGCGACGTCCTGCCGCGCGGGCTCCGAAAGGAGCAGTTCGAGTGGCGGGCGGAAATCGCTCGATCGCACGGGTTCCGGTACGTCGCTTTCGTGGACGGTGTGAAGGTGGAAGAGACCGAACTCCGGCGAGCTGCCGGGAAGGAGTAGGCGATGCAAAGCGAACTCACGCGCGACCTGTCGGACCGGATCGGCCAGCAGACCGGAGTCATCGTCCCGACCGTCCTCGCTGGCGTCGGGCTGTCGTCGGCCGGGCCCGGCATCACGACCGGCGCCGTCTACTGCGGCGACGTCGAGAACGTGCGGGTCCAGGTCGTGAATGAGACCGCGAACCCGATCGCGACCTGCAAGGTGCAGGGCTGCGCGGGCCCGGCCGACTCGCCGGATGCGCAGTGGGTCGACGAGCAGGATCTCTCGCCGATCCCCGCGAACGACCAGAAGACGGCGGTCGTCCAGGGCAAGGGTTGGCGCTGGATGCGGCTCGTCGCCGAGGAAGCGCTCGGCGGCACCATGACGATCCGCTGGTCCGGCCGGTAGCAGCGTGCCCGCGCTGACGCTCGGCACCGCCGTCACCGCGCTTCGGAACGAGATCGAAGACCGCGTGGACGTGACGGCGCTGACGACGAACCCGCCGTCGCACCTGTCGCGGCTCGAGCCGGGCATCCCGGTCTCGGGCGTGATCGACGGCGTCAACAAGCGCTTCCGCGTGCGCCACTATCCCGTTCTGACCGCCGCGACGATCGCGGACGTGATCCAGGTCGAGGACCAGGCCGGGAATGCGTTCCTGGTCGACGTCCCGACCTCCGACTTCCTGCGCGGCATCATCGCGCTCACGACCGCCCCGGCGAGCGCAACGTCGACCGAAGTCCGCTTCACCTACTTTTCGCGCTGGTTTTTCGACGCGCAGCTCGTCGAGTTCCTTCAGCGCGCCTGCGAGTTCGTCGGGGTCGGCGCGGTCCCGACGCTCACGACCGATCCGCTCGGGGTAGGCGAATCCCAACAGCCGACCGCGCTGAAGTTCGCCGCCCACCTGTGCGCGAAGATGCTGTCGACGAAGACGGCCGAGTTCTTCGATGTCAGCGCCGGCGGAAAGGACGCGAGCGCGTCCGAGATCCCGAAGATGTACAAGGCGCTCGCGGACGAGCTGTACACCGAGGCGAAGGAGCTGCTCGAGAACCCGTACACGCGGCAGGGTCGCCGAGAGGCGCCGGCGCTCTCGATCACCGCCTACCCGTCCGGCACCTACACGCCGAGTCGCTGACGTGGGATTCGGTCCTTCGTCCGACCACGGGCAGCAGCTCGGGGGATCTGGATTCGGCGCCGGGTCTGGAATGTACGCCGACGAGATGTTCGAGAAGATCGCTCACGGGGCATCCTCGCTCGTCTCGATCCTCGTGACGTGGCGAAGGGCAACGGGAACCTCGGCGGGGATTCCAGAGGCCGGCGTCCAGAAGCGACCGACGTTCCGCGACCAACTGATCCGCTGCTACCTCTACTCGATCGACCCCTCGGACAAGATGCAGACGGGCGGCTGGTACCAACACGGGGACGTGCTTCTCGGGCTCGAGGAGTTCGCGGTGCGGTCGCTCGAAGGCGTGATCCACGGGGCGTCGTCCGAGGTCTCGCGCGAGTCGGATCGAGTGGTGTTCCGAAGCGTCGAATACCGCGTGATCGGGCAGGTCGAGTTCAATCCGATCGGCCCGACGCAGGTTGCATCGGTCGTCCACCTTCGCAAGCTCGGACTCCCGCTCTGATGGGCTACCGATGCACGCTCTCGGTCTCGGGCATGGACTCGCTTCGTGAGATCGTGGACCCCGTCCGTCTCTCGAAGGATCTGGAACACATCCACCGCAAGCTGGCGTTCATGTCGCTCGAACACGCGATCCGCACTTGCTCGGTGGACACCGGAAGGGCCAGGGCCGGATTCCTCGCGCTGCACACGAAGCACGGAATCTCGGCCGCGAACGTGATGCGTCGCACGCCTCCGGGCGGGGCGGGGGGAAGGCCGGATCCAGCAGCCGAGGCCGAGGGGAAGGCGAAAAGCCGTCTGCTCGTGGACCGTCCGTTCGAGATCCGCCTCGCGAACACGGTGAACTATGTCGAGTTCATCAACAGCGGGACGAGCCGGATGCGGGGGACGGGGTTCCTCGACAAGACGATCCAGAAGACGATCACGCACGCGCAGAAGGTCGTCGACTGGTACGTCACGGCCAAGCTCTCGCAGGTCGGACTCGGGAAGGTGAAATCCGATCCGTCCGAGGGGCCGGGAGAGATCCCGACATGAGCGCCCCGACCGTCTCGGAGTCCGGCAGGTACAACGCCGTCTCGTCGTTCTTCCTGTGGGTCAAGAACCGCGTGGCGACAATGTCGCCGCTACCGGCAACGGGACTCTCGCCGAACACGATCCCGTTCACCGTCGAGATGCGCCGACCTGTCACGGTCGCGGATCTCGCGGCTGGACCGATCCTCTGCCTCGCGGACCTCGGACTGTTTTCGCAGGACGCCGCCGACACCGACGACGTGATCCTGTACGACACGGCCAACAACAAGCCGATCCGAGGGAAGCTGTGCCAGACCCTGATCGAGTTCACGATCTGGGGGTCGTCGCAGATCCGCGCGGACGAGGACGCAAGGATCGCTCGAATCCGAGACGCTATGCTGTCCGCATACCGTCTGGCGGGGCGCAAGGACCCCGCGACGGGCCTGTTTATCGTGGAACCGGCGTACATCTACAACTACGCGGCGAACGTGGCGGCGCCGACCTTGACGAACAACCGGATCCGAAAGGACCGGGCATCTTCCTGGCTGACCGAATCCGTGATAGAAGACGAAGCGCACCCGGAGCTGCGAGCCTGGCGCGGCGTGCTTCGAGTGTGGTGGATCGAGTTCTTCGACGCACCATAGGAGGCGAACATGGCCGCACCCGAAGTCCTGATTGGGCAACGAGCACGAGTCCGAGTTCTCACGAAGACCCGAGGTCCGGTGATCCTCGGAATGAACGACACGGTCGAACTGGCGCCGGGTCTGTCGCAGAAGGCCGTCTCTGCGGTCCAGGCGCTCGATCCCCAGGCGATCTACAACGCGCACGGGGCGGGGACCGGCAAGATCAGCCCGACCGAGACGCAGGCGCTCGAGTTGTACGCGGCGCTTCAGGACATCGAGACGGCTCCGGGGACCACGCCTGCCGGGATCGTGAACGACCTGCGGAACCTAAAGCCGTTCTCGATCCTCGTCGAGAAGATCGCCGACGACAAGGACGCGCCGTTCGGGTTCATGTTCGCCTACGGATGCCTACCGTCGAACGTCTCGGCACCTATGCCGGCGATGGACGCGATGAAGCGGGACATTCCGTTCGGGTTCAAGAGGCTCGACGACCTGCGCGGATTCGGCGCGAGGTATCTGCGCTGCCGTCCGACGGCTTCGGCCTTTCTCGCGACGCCTTCGATCCCGGCGCTGACGCAGGGCGCGGGTACGTCGCCTTTCGCAATCGGGGATATCGTGTACGTCCGAACCGCGATCTGCGATGAGGTCAAGGCGTTTGGAGATGCCGCTCCGACGGCGGCGAATCACCTGACGCGCGCCTGTCAGGAAGTGTCCGAACTCGTCGCGGTTGCGGCGAACAAGATCACCGTCACGGTCGCAGCTGTCGGGGCCGGAACGAGCCTTGCGGTCTACGTCGGCCGCGCCTCGGGCGTCGAGACCTTCTACGGCTGGATCGCTGCGGTCGGTACGACCATCGACATCACGGGCTGGAACGATCCCTCGGGACCGCGCCCCCCGTACCACAACAACCTCGCGGCGTACACGACCCCGGAAGATGCGGTGTTCGGAGCGGTCGGAGCTTTCAGCAATGCCGTTGATCTCACGGCGAACGGCGGGGCGCTTCCGATCCCGTTGATCCCGAGCGGTCTGCCCTACGTCGCGGTCCTTAAAAACGGCGTCCGGCAGCCGGAGGATCAGGCGGTTTCGAGTGGGTTCGGATTCTCGGACGATCTGAAAACGTTCTACCTCGCGGTCGCGCCGGATCAGGCCGACGTGTGGGAGCTCGTCATGCCCGTCGCGCCGGGCGCGTAAGGGGGCGGCATGGATTCCAACGAGACGAACGCGATGCGGAAGCTGCTCCGAGAACCGTTCGCGTACTCTGGGCCGAAGTCTCCGGGGTTGGCTCGTGCGCTGCGTTTGCGTGCGGAGGAAACGACCGACGCTGACGAAAAGGCGGCGTTCGCGAAGCGGGCCGAGGAACTCGAAGCGGAACGGATCGAGGGCGAGATCTGGCCTTTGACGTTCCGCGAGCGATGCTCCGTGGATCTCATGCTCGCGGAAGCGGCGGCGGTGGCAGACGAGGAGGGATCCTCGCCTCGGATCAAGAACGCCTACCTCGGAGCTACTACCGTTCGCCTTCACGCGAGGGCGTGTCTCCGTGTCGCAGGGACGAAGGGGAAGGTCCACGTCCTGACGCACAATGAGGCGCAATCGCTGGACGTCGAAGCGGCGACAGACATCTACGGGAAGTTCGTCGAGGCGTTCGTTTTGACGGAGAACGAAAGCCCAAAAGGACCGACTCTCCGGTCCTGATCTTCGCGCGGAATATCGCCGCGGTCGGGAAGGAGTACGGGATGCCGCTCGCGGGAGGGTCAGTGCTGGACCTGCCGAACGCTTGGGTTCAGCTGGCGTTCGCTGGGTTCGCGGCGCAGGCGAATCCGATGGCCGCGCCCCCGCCTCCGGGGACGTTCCGCTTCGTCGCGACGGGTGACGCCTGATGGGTGCGCGCGAGGTCGTCCTCTCGTACCGCTCGGCGTTCGATGCGAGCGGGGCGCAATCGGCGTTCAAGGCTAACGAGGCGGTCGCGGGGAGCGTCCAGCGGTACGGGTCAACGGTCAAGGGTGCGTCGGACCGGATGATCGACTTCGAGGTCAAGGAGCGTCGCGTCGAGGCGGTGACGAAGAACGTCTCGGCCGCTCTTTTCACGGCGGCGCAGAGCGGAAGCGCGATGCAAGGCGGGATGAGGGCCGGAGCTGCGGCGCTCGACTTCCTCGGGAACGCGGCCGGGTCGCTGGCCGGTCCGGTTGGGATCGCGATCCTGCTCGCCTCTAATCTGGCGTCCGCGTTCCTGGCGGTGAAGGCGAACGCGACCGAGGCGAAGGAGAAGGTCGCGGAGGTCATGTCGGCGTCCGAGGCGTACTCGATCGCTCTCGACGCACTCTCGAAGTCTGGAAGGGCCGAGACCGATTCGACGGTCCAGCGATTGAAGGCGAAGCAGCGCGAGGTCGAAACGGCATCGCAGATCAACCGACTCGCGGAGTCGGGGTCCGAGGCGATCCGGCGCTACAACGAGGCCGAGGCCGCGCGTCTGGACGTCTCGAACAAGCTGACCGAGGCCAAGGATCGCCTGCGACGACTCACGGAATACGAGCGGGCCGCGTACCCGCAACAGGCCGTCCAGATCGAAGAGTCGATTCGACGGCTGACGGACGAACTCGGAAAGGCCGCGTCGAAGACGACCGCGCTCGAAGCGCAGACGCGATCACACACCGAGGCGTCGAAGGGCGTCGCGTCGGCGTTCGAGAATCAGGAAGGCGCGCTCGCGGGGGTCATCGAGGCCGAGGACACTTGGCAGACTGCCCGGCAGCGCAACCTCGATCTCGGATGGGAGACGATGGCGCTCGAGTACCGAATCGCGTTGCAGCGCGAGATGCTCTCGGCCGGGGAAACCGCAAGGATCCAGAAAGAGCGGATGTTGCGGATCGCGGCGGCGCAGAATGTTGCGTCGATCGCCGGAAGCCTCGCGTCGTTCATGGAGGCGACCGGATCGAAGTCGTTCGGGGTGATGAAGGCGCTTCGCTACGGCGAGGCGGTCATCAACACGGCGGCTGGCGTCATGCAGGCGTTAGGTACGATCGCCCCGCCCTACAGCTACATCGCGGCTGCAGCTACGGCGGCGGCAGGCGCGGTCCAGATCGCCACGATCGCATCTACGAATCCAGGGGCGGGATCCGTTACTACACCGAGCATGGGCGGTGGCGGTGGCGGCGGATTCCCGACCGGAGGGGGCGGCGATGGTCCCGGCCCGTTCACGCTCGGCGCCGGGGGAGCTCCCGGAGGCTCGATGGCTGGCGCCACGGTCACGGTCACGATCGAGTCGCTCGTGTTCCAGGGACTCGACCCCGACTCCGTTCCGGCCGGGCAGATGCGCCGATTCGTGCGACGCTTCGCCGAGATGCTTTCCTTCGAGTTCAACGCGCTCGGAAACCGGATCGGGAGGTAGGCCGTGGGTCTCTCGGAAGGTGGCGTCGAACTCACCTACGGCCTGGAACTCGGACTCGCGGCGTTCCCGCCGACGACCTCGAACATGGTCCGATTCCCGACGGTCCCGGTCTCGGTTCAATGGACCGACGAATCCGCACGGGCCGAGCACCAGAACCTCGCCGGGGACGATCGGGTGTCGTACCAGAAGATCGTCGCCCCGAAGGTGTCGGTCTCGCTCGATGCGCTCTCGTTCGAGGACAGGGCCAAGTGGCGGTCGCTCGCGATCACAACCTCGGCCTTCTACTTCGTCCGGCTTCTGCGGACGGAGAAGCTGCTAGGTCTAGCGGCGATCACGTTCTCGGAGAGTGGGGCGATCAAGGTTCGTCTCCCGCACTCGTCCTACAGCCTCGCCTCGAAGCGGTCCGTCGCGGTGGGCGGGGCAAGCCTGCTCTCGGGCTTCCTCGTACACACGATCTGGGGGAACGCCTGGCAGGAACTCGGATCGACGATCACGGTCCCGTCCTACGACGACGCGACCGAGACGCTCACGCTCGGGGGCGTGGGTGTGCCTGTAGCCGGAGTGGTCGTCTACATCAACTTCGCGGCTTCGGCTTGGCTCGCGAAGCTCGCGAAGGGACCGCAGATCTCGCCCGTCGTCGGAGCGCCTAGCCTGCACGCGGGGTCCGTGACGTTCGAGGGGGCGTGAGTGTTCCCGACCTCCGCAGCCTTCGAGTCGCAGCGCACGTCCGACGCGAACATCGTCTCGGATCGCGTGACCATGTTTTTCGGAGACTACGGAGCCGTGGCACAAGGCGCGGACTGGAACGCGAAGGGGATCGAATCGCTGGCAACCGACGACTCGCTTTTCGAGTCCGACACCTACTCGCCGGATCAGGTCGGGAGCGGGCGGCGGGATCACCGGAACTTCGGGGGCGTCGAGGACAACACGGGGAACGGGATCGGCTGGAAGGGGTGCCAACGGTCGAAGGCGGCGGGAACCTATCCGGGCGTTGTGATTCGGAACCTGGATGCTCCGACCGACGGGACGAAGAACAACGACGGGAAGCGGCTGGCGCAGCGGTTCCTCGTCCCGACACCTGGGGGCGGCGTCCTCACGGCGACGCTCGAGCAGATCCGCGTCCGACTCGGGATCACCGGGGCACCCGCAGGGACGACAATCGCGATCTACGCGGACGCGCTCGGTCTTCCTTCCGGCGCCGCGCTCGGATCGTTCGCTGTCGCGACAACCGATATCCGCGACGGGTGGGTCTGGATAGACACGGCAGTCGTAGGTCTCACGGTCGGAGCGTTCTACTGGATCGTCCTCGATACGACGGGGACGGCGGCGAACAACTGGACCTGGGGCTACGTCAACACGTCCACGGGCACCGAGTTCGCGGCCGAAAAGTCCGGCGTCCCCTGGGTCGCGCAGACCTACCGTCTGCACTATTCGACGGTGTTCTCGTGGACGGCGAGTCCGAAGGGCGAGTTTTTGCACGTCGCTTTCGGGGCCGACCGGAAGATCAATACCGTTCGGATCTACGCCTACCCGTCAACGCGGACGGTCAAGAAGCAGGGTCCGCAAACGGTGACGCTACGAAGGCGAACGGCACCGAACGTCTACGCCGACGTCACCGTGACGGAACTTCGGGCCTGCGACTACGCCGAGGAGACTTCGGCCGCGAGCATCGCCGGAGCTCAGGTTTCATCCGCGACCGCCACCTTCTGGGAAGCGCGTTTCGGAGAGGTAACGACCGACGGATTCGAGATCCAGATTGCCAAGGCGCAGACCGACTTCGACCTTTCGAGAATCGTCGCGGTCGAGTTCTACTTGGCCGAGGACATCACCGAGCGCGTCAACGGCTACGATGTCTCGATCCGACGGGACACTTTCCTCGTCACCGATCAGGCCCGCGACCTCACGATGGGATGCTCGAACGTCGATCGGTTCTTCTCGCCCCGCTACGCCCCTTCGAGTCCGCAGCTGGCCGATGGGTTCCGAAACCCAGAGCTGCGGCCGGAACTGGAAGTGAAGATCGAGGCGGGGTTCTCGACAACCGAGCTCGTCCCGCTCGGGACGTTCTTCCTCGATGCGATCGGCATCCGTCCGAAGGAACGAGTTGCGAACCTAAGGGGTCGCGACTTCGGCAAACGGTTCGAGACGACGACTCTGTCGGAGGCCACGCAGCAATCCAGCCGGATCGAGGATCTGATCGAGTTGTGCGCGAACCGCGCGAACTGGAGCTCGAGCCGGTACTTCCCGGCGCAGACGGAAAACATCGTGCCTTTCTTCTTCCCGGCCGGAACGACCGTTCGCGAGGAGATCGACAAACTCGCCGAGGCCGCGCCGTTCGGGACCGTCCGCTTCGACGAGCGCGGGGATCTCCGGTTCCTGACCTACCTTCCGTCGACCTCGACGCGGGACTTCACCGTTCAGGGGCAGAGCTACTACCTCGGCATCGGCCCCCCCGACAGGTGCCACGCGCTGCCGACGGGAGAGAAGGTCTACCTCTCGTCGCACGAGACGCAGCCAGGCCCGGATGACGTTGCGCTGATCGAATACGACATTCCGACGCGGACCTATCGGCAGTTGTACGCGGTGACCGAGGTTGACGCGACGTCGTTCGGGCAGTTCGCGACCGATGGCACGTTCCTGTTCTGGACCTACGGGAACTTCGCGTACCGGATGGACCTGTCCTCGCTGGCCGTGATCTCGCTCGACGTGTCGGCCTTGGTCGCGGGATTCACGGGGGTCGGGTTCTCGAACTCGTGGGGGCAGGTCGTCTCGGGCCGGTACTACTTCGTCGTCTCGGACGCGGCGAACACGATCCTCTGCTCGGTGACGACCGCTCTCGCTGGGTTCACGAATCACGGGAACGTGGCGCCGACCACGAACGCCGTCGGGCGGATCGTTCGGTGGACCCCGACAGGCGCGATTGATCGTTTGTACTGGACCGTCGAGGCCGGGGCGCACACTCAGACGCACTGGGACTTGGTCGGAGCGGCCTTCGGGAACGACGGCGTGACGCGCCGAGGGGTAGCTACCGACGGAACCCTGCTCTACGAGCTGACCTCTGGAAACGTGCTGCAAAGCCGGACCTCTGCGGCGGTCCTTTCGACGATCGACGCGGCGGTGCCGGCGCCCGGAACGAACCAGAACGGTACCGGGATCGGATTCGCCGCAGGGCGTATCTGGATGAGCCGAAGGGACGCCACGAGGACGGACTTGCTTCGGGTCTACAACCTCGTCGACCTCTCGCGGTTCGACATTCAGATTCCTGGGCCGTTCCAGCGTAGCAGCGTTCTCGAGGACCGGACCACGGGCCGACTGATTCTCGTTTCCGACTCGTCGGAAGCCACCGCATCGGTCCCGGCGATCCGTGTCGTCCAGGGTCCGAACGCCCCGACCGCGTCGGTTCTGACGGCGTCCTACGACGGGGAACTGCTCGCGGCCGACTACGAGTTGACCGGCGAGAACGGTGGACAGTCCGCGATCATCTCGGGCGTGCGGTGGGTCTTCAATCCCGTCGTCCTTGGATCAGCTACGACGGTCTGGCGCATGACGCGGAACGGGCAACAACTCTCGTCCACGAACCTGCTCACTGTCCCGGCGAACACGCCGGCGATCAACCTAAATCAGACCGGAGTCGGGGGTCCGTACTTCAAGCCGATTCCGGCGAAGCCCTACGGGAACGTCTCGACGCACGCGGACATTGTCGGGTTCATCTGTCCGACGGCGGCGGGGGATGTGACGTTCGGTCCCGCGATCTCTCGCTCTCTGCCTCCTGGCGAACCGAGTACGACGACACCGCAGCAGCTCGTCTGGACGGGATCGGGCGGTCAGATCTCGGCGGTCCTCTCTCCGCATCCGACAGCGCCCGGAATCGTCCTCGCGAACGCAAGCGGGACGGACAACAACCTGTCCATGCTCGAGATCAGGGCACTCGTCTTCGTTCGCCTCGGGATGCAAGTGGTCGAGGTTCTCGCCGACGAGGTCCTGACAGACGGAGCCTCGATCGTCCAGCGGTTCGGGGAAAACGTCCTCGAAATCCAGAACGACTACATCTCTGACACGGCGCTCTTGAAGCTGGCGGCATTCGAGTTGGTCCGTCTGTACGGCAGGCCGCAAGATCAGGTGCGGTCCGTCCAGCTTCGACCTACCTGGCCGCTGCAACTCGAAGATGTGATCGTGGTCGTCGAGCCGGAATCGGGGATCAACTTCCGATTCGCGGTCGTCGGGATCGGACACTCTCGCGCGGTGGGGACGGCGCACACAAACGCGACGCTTCTCATGCTGCCCGTGGCGTCCACGGCGGGACTCGGACAGAACCCGAACCCGTCCCCGAGCTACCTCGGGCCGGTGCCGGCGTGAGTCTCGCCGCCCACAGCCACTCCGAGGACGACGTCGAGTCGGCGCGCCGGTCGATCAATCCGGCGTTTGGCAAGCAGACGATCACCCGCAACGCGGACGGGACGCTGCTGCGCAAGACGCGCTACCGGGATACGGCGGGGACGGTCCTCGACAGCATCCAGACCTACGCGCGCGCGACGGACGGGACGATCGAGTCGGTGACGATCGAGGTCTACGACCCGGCGGGCGGGGCCGTGGTAGAAACCCGCGTGAACACAGCGGCGCGGGCCAGCGACGGATCGCTGCTGTCGGAGACGAACTCGTGAACAACGTCGTCGCCATCGAGCGCGATCCGATCTACCTGCCGTTCGTCGACTACAACGTGTCGGCGCAGTGGAACGGGCCGCTCGTGCCGGCGAACTTCCGGACGCTCATCAAGCTATCGGACGTCGTCAACTGGAAGCACACGGGGACAAGCTGGCTCATCGTCGTCCGGTCGTTCACGATCGTCTCGAAGGAGATGGCAGGGTCGGGCTTCAACGTCGACGTCGGGGTCGTGCTGGCGGTCTCGCCTGCGAACGTGACGGTTGCCTATCTCGAACCGATGACGCTCGGGGTGCGAGGCGACGACCCGCAAAGGCTCGAAGAGATTCGGGACTTCAAGGATTTTCCGCTCTCGCTCCGTCCGACGACTCCGGCGGGCGGGCTTCAGTTCGGAGTCGCGGCGTCGGGGATCGTGGTCGAGACGGCCATCACGAATGCGACACCGATCTCGAACGCGGCCGGCGTGACGGCGGTTGCACCGGCTGTCGGCGACCTCATCATGCGAGTCTTGAAGACGTCGAATCCGGAGATGGACACTTGCCGGATCCGGCAGTTCATCCAGTACCGGGGGGCGTGACGATGACGACGCTACTGCTGCTGCTCGGACTCGGGACGGCGCTCGCCGACACCGACACGTTCACCGCGACGCCTACGGCCACTGCGACCCCGACCGCGACGGCGACCTCGACCAGGACCGCGACCGCGACCCAGACGCCGCGGTGGGTCTGCGTGGCGATCGGGATCACGCCAGTCCTCATCACGACGCCGCTTCCAAACTGCGCGCTCACGATCCTCTCGAACGACGGACCGCTCGAGGTCCGGCTCGGCGACGCGATCGTGACGGCGAGCGGAGGGATCCCGTTGCAGCCGAAGGATCTGCTGCTGCTGCGGCGGGACGAGGCGATCCGCGATGAGTGGTGGGGGATCGTCGCGGCCGGGACGTGCGTCGTCTGTGTCCAATGCTCGCCGCGGTAGCTCTCGCGCTGGCGTCCTCTGCCTCGGCGGCGACGCGGTTCTACTTCCCGGCGGACACTGCGGCGCAGGTCGCGCCGGTCGCAAACGGGGCGTGGGGCTACACGTCCGAGGCGGTGAACCGATACCTCGCCATGACGCCGAAGACGAACACGGCGCTCGCCGATGGGACGAGCATCGGGCCGTGGACGGCCGGGCAGACGGCGCTCGATCGGCGCTACGTCTCGGACCCGCTGGCGGCCGGAACGCTGTCGGGCACGATCGCGTGCGTGCTGATGGCGCGGGAGTTCGCGACGCAGGACAACACGACCAGCCGTTTCGAGGTCTACGTGGTCCACGAGGACGGGCAAACGGTCCGGGGGACGTCGCTCGCTATCGGCCAGTACGGTCCGGCGACCGAACTGCTGAATAGCGCGATCAGAAACAAGCGGTTTGCTGACGGAGACACCATCGGCAGCGTCAGCATGAGCGAGGGCGACCGGATCGTGGTCTGCATCGGCTACACGGACGCCTCGGGTAGCACGCCCGAGGGACTCGCGCACTACGGCGACCCGACTGCCGGGACGGACCTCGCGGAGAACGAGACGAACACGACGGCGAATCCGGGATGGGTCGAGTTCTCGGCGTCGCTGGCGAAGGCGAACACGAAGACGTTCACGCCGACGGCGACCTCGACTTCGACCGCAACCGCCACCGCGACGGCCACGACGACGTCGAGCTCGACGACCACGGCAACGGTCACCGCCACCGAGACCGCGAGCGCAACCTCGACCGTCACCGGGACCGAGACGAGCACGGCCACGGCGACCGCGACCGCGACCGCGAGCGCGACCGGGACCGAGTCCGCTACGGACACCGCAACCGCCACGGCAACCGCCACGGCGACACCGACCACCCCCGGGGCCGTGACGCCCACCTTCACGTTCCGACCACCCCGCATCTGGCGATCCGGCGGGAGCGGGTAGGGATGCGCGCCGCATATTCGGGGTTCGAGAAGCGCTCGGCCTGCGTGATACGGTCCGCGCGGAGGTACAGCCGATGAACCGACTTGTCCTCGTCCTGCTGTGCCTGGCGGCGCCGACTCCGGCTCTCGCGGCCAGTGAGACTGCGACCGTGACCTCGACCGCGAGCCGGACCGCCACCGCGACCCGCACGTCCACCGTCACGCTGACCGAGACATCCACGACGACCGACACCCGGACCGCTACGGCGACGCGGACCGCGACCGTTACGCCTACGGCGACTCATTCGGCGACCGCGACAGCGACCGCAACCGTCACCGGGACGAGCACGTCGAGCCGAACGGCCACCGCGAGCCGGACCTCGACCGCCACGCGCACCGACACGAAGACGCTCACCCACACGTCCACCGCGACCCGCACGTCGAGCGCGACGTCGAGTTCGACCCGCACGTTCACCAGGACATCGACAGCGACTCGGACGCAGTCGCTCACGCCGACGATCACGACGACGCGATCGCCGACGCCGATCGGATGGCGGCTGACGGACCTGTCGATCCAAGAGGCCGTCAACATCGAGGCGCGGCTCGATCAGGCGTGGGAAAGCGGGACGCCGCGCGCGATCACGGGCGGCGGATCGTTCGTGTTCGTCGCGCCGGTCCAGACCTCGACGCAGACGACCGGGCAGGCGAACTGCAACACGACGGCCGATCTCGTGTTCCTCTACGACTCGACGATCGAGGATGGGTCGATCACGCACACCGGGCTGAATGCCGCCGGGACTCCGACGAGCGATGGCGTCTTCCTCGGGTCCGATGCGCTGGTAACGACTTCGAGCGGGCAGTTCCTCGCGGCGGGCTCGTCGATCCCGCTCGGACGGAGCGCGGCAAATCAGTGGTACGGCATCACGCTCTCCGGGGACGTCAAGCTGACGTTCCTGCGCGTCCCGAGGCAGTAGCGGTGCGCGCGCTCTCTCTGCTCTTCGCGCTGCTCGCGCCGTCGGTCGCGTCGGCAGGTGCCGGTGCCATCTACGCGCCGGACCCCCGCTACATCCCGGGGACGTACCTGCCGTTCCAGACCTACCTCGGCGGGCTCGGGATCTCGGCGTCGCTCGCGGGGCCGAGCTTGCAGGCGATCAACACCGGGACAGGGAACGCCTTCGAGGCGTACACCGGAACAGGGTCGGTCGGGATTCTGCTGAGTGCCGGCGGAGCCTTCCCTGGCCCGGGACTCGGAAGCCTTCCGTACAGCAACAGCAGCGACGTTCCGTTCGGGCAGTACGTCGGGCTCTACGGCTCGGGCGGCTTCTCTCAGATGCAGAACGGAAACGACTTCGCGGGCGTTCACTTCGGGGTTAACAACACGACGAAGCGTGGCGCGATTGTCTACTCGAACAGCTTCTCGATCGTCGGGCTGCTGTCGTCCACGGGAAGTTTCGCGTTCGCCAGCGGGACCAACAACGGCGTGGCATCGGGGACGGCCATCTCGAACGGAATCAACACGCACATCATGTCCGTCAACGTAGGCGCGGGCGGTAAGTGGACGCACTTCCTGCGGACCATGACCGGCGACACCGCGCGCTCGGCGTGGGAGTGGGCGTTCCGAAACAAGAACAACAACCTCCAGGCGATCCACACGTCGTGGAGCAAGGTGGACGACACCACGCAGGCTGTGACGAACCTCGTCGATTTGACATACGCGGCCGAGTTCGTGCCGACCGTCGACAACACAGGGGCGCTCGGCACGAACGCGCTGCGGTGGGGGAGCGTGCGCGCCGTCACCGTCACCACCGGCGATCTCGGTTTCGACGACGAATGCTGCCCGGTCTGCGGGGCGTGTTTCAACACGGGCGAGGATGTCGTGTGGCGGATCCGACGACAGAAGCGCGAGGACGACGGCAAGACCGTCTCGTTCGCCGTCCCCGTCCATGTCGTGTGTTCCAAGTGATCGCGCTGCTGCTCGGCCTGCTGCTCGGGACGGCGCGCGCGGACTTCTGCTTCCCGACCACCTGCACTCCGACCGCTACGGCCACGGTCACGACCGCAGGATCCGCCACGTTCACGAGGACCGCCACGGCGACCGCGACGAACACCCCAACGACCGCCCCGACGAAGTTCTCCGTCTCCGGCCAGGTCACGGCCTACGCGGGCGAGGCGGCGGCGGGGCACGGCGTAGGCGCAGTCGTCGCGTCGGCGCAGGACGTGGCGTCGGCCGGCGGCGGCGTCCAGGACACCACCATCGTCTCCTTCACCGTCGCCACTGGCGGGCTGTACGAGGTCGTCGGATCGGTGTCGGTCACGACGACCGACACGGTGACGGTCGCGGTGACGTACACGGACGCCGTGAACCTGACGAGCCAGACCGTCAACATCGTCGACGCAATCCTGATCGCCGCGAACGCGACGCGCCCCTTCAGCTACACGGCGCGCGCGAAGGCTCCGCCCGGCAGCACGGTCACCGCCAAGTACACGCTCTCGACGCAGACGAGCACGAAGGCGAGCGGCACGATTCGGAGACTTCAGTAGTGCATCTGATCCGCGACCTCGCGTACACGGCGCTCGGGGTCGTGGTGCTTCTGTTCCTGCCGGACGATCGCGGGGACTGACCCGTGGCTCGGCCGAGGTCGCAGCTCGACAGGATCGAGCGGCAGGTATCGAAGATCGGCGCGCACGTCTACGGCGGGATCGACCCCGACAACGGCGAGCCTGTCGTCTCGCATCGGGAACGGCTGGACAAGATCGACTCGGTTCTGCTCCGAGAGGAAGGCGCGAAGAAGTGGGGCCGCGTCAAGGGACTCGTCCGCGAGGGATTGAAAACGGCGGCGGCGGTGGCGGCGGGATTCGTGGGCGGTCGCGCGAGCCAGTAGAGTGGCCGACCTCGCTCCTGCGCTCCGCAAGGTTCTGCGTCATGAAGGGGTAGAGTTCCTCGTCAACGGCGAGCCGGTTCCCGGGCGCACGGGCCTTGTGAATCATCCGGACGATCCGGGAGGCGAGACGAACTACGGGATCACTCGTGCCGAGGCGACGGCGAACGGATGGCCGGGGCCGATGGCAGACATTCCGTTCGACCTCGTTCGGACGATCTACAGGACGCGGTACTGGGACAAGATCCGCGGCGACGAGATCGCGGATCAACAGATCGCCGAGGAACTGTTCGACACGGCCGTCAACTGCGGGGTCGGGACGGCGGTCAAGTTCCTGCAGCGGACTCTCAACGCTCTGAATCGGAGGGGCGAGCGGTACGACGATGTACCGACCGACGGGGTTCTCGGGACGCTGACGGTGAGGGTGCTCGACGAGGCGCTCGCGATTGCCCCGTGGTACCGACTCGTCATTCTGCGCGCTCTCGATTCGCTCCAATGCGTGCGCTATATCGTTCTCGCGGAGTCGGATCCGAAGTTCGAGTCGTTCGTTCCCGGCTGGATCCGGGCGCGGGTAGGGGTTCCGGATTGACGGCCGCGGTCGCCCTGGCGCTCGCGCACCTGGAACTTGCGGACGGGGTCGGCCTTCACTTCGGGCCGCATCCTACGGTGGTCGAACTCGAACGGTTCGAGCAGAGGGTCCAGGCCGCGATCCCTCTCTATCGAAACCTTTCGGGGTACCGCGTGGCGTTCGTCGACGTGTGGGCGGATGCGGCTTTCGAGAGCAGGTTCCACAAGACGAACTGGGACAACCTGCGCGGGCCGAGGGCGAGCCGGTACTGCCAAGCGACCGGGTATTTCGGGATGCATCCGAACTTTTTTTCTCGGTACGCGCGGGCGCATGGGTACAGACCGCCAGAGAGGAATCCGGGCGAGACGACCCAGGACCACGCCTTGCGGATAACCGCGTACATGCGGCAGGACTTGGATCGAGAGATCGCTGTCCACGCGCGAGGGATGGCCGACTGCCTACGGATCGGGAAGGGCGACTATCCGGTCGCCGTCTCGTACTACCGGCACGGGTACACGGGAGCGAAGGACTCGAACGAGACAGCGGCGGCGTACTACCTGCGAGCGAACGGCGGCGACGTCTCGCGGTTCTTCTCGATCTGGCGGTGGGGGTATCCGACCGAGACGACCTACGCCGCTCGCTGCGCTCGAATATGGCGCGACAGGTTCGGGACGTACCCGCCAACGGGTAGGCTGCGGAAGCCGTGAGGGCGCCGATCCTGACCGACCTCGGCGTCCTGGTGGCTTGTCTTGCCATTCTCGCCGTCGTCGGCGTGGCGGCGATGGCGATCTCCCGCTGGCTCTGGTAGGGTCTCGCCCAAGGAGGCACCCATGAACGCACTCGCCAATCTCGCCAACCTCGTCACGCGGATCCCGCTGCTCGGGACGCTGATCCAGAAGTACCTGCCGAACGACAAGCCGTGGTTCCAGAGCGCGACGGTCTGGGCGGGCGTGGCGTGGACGGCGTCGCTCGTGCTGGCCTCCGCCGACATCCAGGGGATCGACGCGCAGGCCGACAAGGTCTCGGCCGCGTTCAACGTCCTCGGGCCCGTCCTGATGCTGCTCGGCGTCCGCAAGGCCGCGACGACCACGGCGCCCGGAGCGACGCCGCCCACCAAGTAGCCGACAACCCTCCGCGTCCTTCATCCAGCCGCAGAGGCCAGAACCCGCCGGAGCCCCCTTCGGCGGGTTCTCTTTTTCGGGGGGCGGTGGGCGGGGGCGCCAGGAACCGGATAGGAATCGATCGGCGGGGGGTAGGACGCGAGGGGCGTCCGAATCGTACCCGAAGACACCGAAGGGGCTTGACACCGGATATCCGGCCGGATAGGATGTCGTCGGATGAAGGACAGGGGTAGCCCCCCGAGGAGGCCGAGATGCTCGACGGATCGAACGAGGCGGATCCGATGGTGCAGTACACGCGGTTCGTGCTGACGACGCTTTCGATCGCGTCGGTGCGGGTGCGGGCGGACGGGACGATCGTGTTCGCGCTCGGTGAGCAGACGCACGAGTTCGCGGTTGGGGGTGTTCGGTGAGCCTCCCCGAAACCGAACGCGATCGACTGGGGATGGCCGTCGAAGCGGCCGGGGCGGCGTTGGACCAGGCGCGTTCGATCCTCGGCAGCACGGAAGCCGCCCACACAGCCGCGCGCACGGCGCACGCCGAGGCGCTGGCTGCGTATGACGCGGCGCTTGCGAAGTACGAAGCGGCGGGCGGGCGATGAGCGCCGCCTCCGACGCCAACGCGGGCGGAGACGGGTGGAACGACCCGGCGCACCTCCGCTCGATCGCGACGGTCTGCCGCGAGCTCGCGGCGACGCTCTCGGGCCCGCCGCGCTTCGACCTCATCCGCTACTGCCGGCAGCTCGAGAAGCGCGCCGGCCAGGTCGAGCGGCGGGTGGCGCCGAGCGGATGGCGGAGCGCGGCATGAGCGACCGCATCCCGAGGGGCGTAGCGGTAGGACGTTCGGACGTCGCCTACATCGAGATCGGCACGCGGACGATCGGCGTGGTCGAGTGGGTCGAGGACTGGTACGCGATCGTCCGGCGACCGGGGGGTGGGCAGTCGTATCTCGCGGAGCGGTGCGTTGACCGAGACGGTTCGCGGCTCCCGACGTGGCGCCTCGTCGGCGTCGTGACGATCTCGCCGGACGGGTCGGCGTGGAACCTGCGGAGGGCGGCGTGAGCGCCTCCGCGAAGCTGTTCCCGAACGCGACCGAGAGGCCGTGGCTCGACGGCGACTTGCGCCACGTTGTAACTGCGACGGGATCTTTCATGGCGCGCGAGGACGATCTTCGACTTGCGTTTCACGCCGTCAACACCTACGACGCCCGCGACGAGGCGCTGCGGCACGCCGCCCTGGCGTTCGCGTCGATCGAGAGGCGGACAACCTGCACGTTTGGAGACTGCATCCACTGCACGGCCGGATCGAACCGGATGGCAATCGAGGCCGAGTTGGTGGTGAAGCCGTGAGGCGTTTCGCCTGCTTTTTCGGTTTCCACCGCTGGAATCGCTCGTGTCTGGAAATCCCGATTCACGGAGACAGGAGAGAGTGCCTCGTGTGCGACCGATGGGAGCGGTACGAGGAATGGGCTGGGCGGTGGTGGGCGGTGAAGCCGTGACCGCCTGCGCCTGCTGCGGGACGAACCTCGCAACCGAAGACGCGGACCTCGCGCGAGTGGACCGGGACAGCCGTTGCAACCGCTGCTTCCTCGGCCTCTGCCGCTGCCAGCTCTCGACGTCGGAGCAGGCGGAGGCCGACGCGAAGATCGACCGCCTCGCCGCCGAGGGGGACCGCATGGAGCGGGACGCTCGGCCGTGGCGGGATGAGGACGAGATCGGAGAGGGGGTGCGCGATGGACGTTGATCCGAAGGTGACGCTCGCGGCGACCGAGGAGTCGTACCGCACGCACAAGGTCTTCTGCCTCCCGTGCCTGCTGCCGACCGAGGCGGCGGGCGTCGGGGATCGGTGCTCGACCGGCGGTCCCGCGATGCAGTCCGAGATCCACCGGCTCCGCGACATCGTCGCCAAGGCCGACCGGGACGCGCGCGCCGAGCTCGCCGACTGGGGCGCCGATCGCGCGCGGGCGGGGATCCTGTGAGCGACCGGGACATCAGGACGGCCGAGGACTTCCTGTCGGCGTGGGACAACGCGAGCCTCGGCCACGACGAACAGGGGAATCACGTACCGGATCCGCAGTCATCGATGGCGAAGGATCTGCGCCAGGTTCTTGCCGCCCGCGACGCCGAGATCGCGAAGGCGCAAGCAACGGTCGCCGCGATGCGCGAGGCGGTTCTCGAGCAGCAGCTCTGCCCGTCTGGACCGAAGATGTTCCTCGCCTGGAAAGACGGAAAGGAATGGGCGATGACTTCCAACCAGGCGACCGGGTTCCTCGAGGCGCTCGACGCGGCGTGGAAGAGCGACGACGTCCGACGGTGGTCGGAGGAGTTTCGTCACGCGCGAGACGTCGAGGTTCCGTCGCTCCGCCTCGCGCTGACGAAGGCGCAGGAGCGGATCCTCGAACTCGACGACGCGGTCGAGAAGCGAGACGAGCTACTGCGGGAGGCGGCGCGTAGGTTGCGAGATACGGACCACTCGGACGACGAGCCATTTGCAGACGCCATTGACGCCGCGCTGGCGGTGAAGCCGTGACCTCCCCGCTCCGCTCGTGGGCTGAGATCGCGCAGGCGAAGTTCGAGGACCACGTCCTCGGGTGCGCCGAGTGCCGGGGC